TAAATAGCCATTTGACAGGATAATCATTTGTGTCCACCTATATGATATACAATAGGGTAAACGCCGCCGTCACCGGTATTACTTACGATCTACCGTGGTAAGACTTGCGAACCTGTCCCGAGTAATGAGAGAAGCAATGGCTCACTTGCCAAGGGCATTGGCTGACTAAAGACAATGGGAGCCAAAGGGACAACCTACCTTTTATACAAACTATAAGAATGTATGGCCAAAGCCTCTATGGTCTATGGCTATCTATGGTGGCCTCTATGGTCTATGGCTATCTATGGCTATCTATGGTGGCCTCTATGGTCTATGGCTATCCTTGGTGGCCTCTATGGCTATCCTTGGTGGCCTCTATGGCTATCCTTGGTGGCCTTAGCTCATAGACTATAGATACCATTGGTTTAATCGTTGGTGGCTTCTGTGGTGGCTTAGGTGGCTTCTAAGGCTGTCCCTATTTGCATTAAACAGGTCAGGCCTTATGCCAATAAATTTCTCAGGGGCAACTACTGCTGGAGTCTGGCCACTTCTGGAGGCTTATGGCCGCTAATGCCTGAGCATCTTAAGTACTAACGTATAACCACCAGTAACTCGAAGGGATAGCTTATCCCTTGCGAGATAACCCCAATAGAATCAACGAGTTAGCTTATTAGGCCTAGAATTTTAGGTTCCCTAGCTCAAAAGTGCCCCCGTGGGCCTAATGTAATGCCTAATTCAAAAATAAAGCTAAACCCCCGCGTTGTTGTTGTTGTTATTAGGCTTTGTTAAGCAGGGCCACCCTAAGAAAAATAACCTTTAATATAACCAGGAGACATCCCTATGTCTGACCCTTATGCAACCCATTACCACGGCGTAGAGTCCCCCTCGAAGCGGTGGGCAGCTATTACCCCCCATGACACTACAGCCCTTGCATTACTCCCTAAGCAGATCGTAGCCCTAGTAGCAGGCAATGTGACTGTTGTAGGAGACGAAGGTACCTCAGCAGTATTTAAGCTGAATGCTGGAGTCCCACTGGCTATACGCCCAAGTATCGTTAAAGCAACTGGCACTACCGCTACAGGAATTGTGGCTCTTTACTAGAGGAGTTAACCCCTACATGAGGTGTCACTTACGCAACGACTATAAGTCTTTCGGCTATTTCCATCTGCTACCTGAGTGTGAATTCAATGTTAGCGAGGAGGGCAAGGTAAGACACATCCGCTTGGCCTTCCTTACGCATGAGCTTTGGATATCCCTTAATAACACCTAATAGGAATCACACACGATGGCACTTGAATCTGGCACTTACATTGATAGCCTTAATGTATCTAACCCTGCGGCAACTGATGCTTTAGCACAGGCAGACGATCACCTGCGTTTACTCAAATCTGTAATACGCAGTAGTTTTCCAAACATAGCAGGTGCTATCACGGGAACCCATACTGCTATCAATGCAAAGGTGGCTGAACCTGTAGCGGCTATTACCTCAGATGGCACTAGTCCTTCTCTGGCGACAGGTATAAGTGCTGCGTCAGTTAAGACCCTTATAGAGGCCGCAGATGCAGCCATAACTACCGATGGCTCCACCCCCAGTTTAGCTAGTGGTATTGAGGCTACTGAGGTACTGGCCTTATTAGGTGCAGCACCCAGTGCTACCACGACTACTTTGCTCAATGTGTACCCAGTTGGCTGCGTCTACACATCTGTAGTTGCCACTAGCCCCCAGACTTTCTTTGGAGGTACTTGGGTTGCTTTTGGCTCTGGCAAAGTGCTTGTAGGTGTAGATGCCAATGACACTGATTTTGACACTGTAGAAGAAGCAGGTGGCTCTAAGACCCACACGATGACAGAGGCACAGCTCCCAGCCCACACACACAATGTTATTGCTATGGAATTGACTGAGGGCACTAACAACCGTACTGGTGGGGGTGAGCTAAGTGCTTCGACAACTATCGAGTCAGAATCAACAGGTCTTGGGCAAGCATTTAATATTGTGCAGCCATATGTGACTGTCTATATGTGGAAGCGCACAGCGTAGAGGAATTTAGCCATGGCAAGAATGCCCCAGATTAGAGATGTAGGCGCTATAGGTGTCGTTACAGACATACGCCCAGCGTCTCTCCCCTTGAATGGTTTCTCTAGGGCTAAGAACGTAAGGTTTGATGAGGGCAGGGTTGCTCGCTCCCCAGTGTTCCGTAAGGTGAAAGATAGCCTAGGGTTTAACCCTAGGTATACCTATGGACTCCAAGGTGAGTACGGGGGTGGCTTTGCATCTATAGTAATGGTGTCTGACACATATGAGTTTAAGGCTTACCAGAACGGCGCTGTATCGAGCTTGCAGGGCAGCTTATCTGCTACTTCAGCAAGTGCGAATAGTCTTACTGGTACTAACCTAGCAGATATTGTGTACATTAACAGGTCAGATCAAGTTCCGGCGTATATGGCGAACAATGGCAGTTCTTTCGCCACGTTACCTAATTGGGACTCCAATTGGCGTGCTGAATCAGTCCGTAGCTATGGCGATTTCCTACTTGCCCTTAACCTCACCGAAAGTGGTGTGGGCTACCCCTCAAGAATCCGCTACTCGAACTTGGCCCTAGCTAACTCAGTGCCTGATTCATGGGATGCCACAGACACTACTAAGTCTGCTGGATTCAATGATCTAGTACAGATGCAGTCAGGAATCGTTGACGGTATGACCTTGGGTACTAACTTTATTATCTACTCAAAAGATCAAGTGTGGCTCATGGAATTCGTGGGCGGTACTTTTATACACAACTTTAGAAAACTCTATAGTGAATGTGGTGTTATAAACCAGAACTGTATCTTAGAGGTAGAGGGTACTCATTATGTTTTTGACCACGATGACATCTATGTCCACGATACCCACACCCGCCAATCTATTTGTGACGAGCGTGTAAAAGCATACATCTTTGGTGGTATGAATACGGCCAAGACGGACAGGTGCTTTGCCCACCATAATCCTGAGCTAGACGAAGTTATGTTCTGCTATGTATCGGGAGACGATATGGCTGAATACACTAATGGCGAGAGATGTAACCGAGCCGCTGTATTCAACTATAAGAAGCAAACTTGGTCATTCATGGATTTACCGAATGTCTCTAGCGCCACTATGGGTACGGTAAGTTCCTCAGTTACCTATGCCCAGAGTACCTATGCGTACCAAGGTACAGGCGGTACTTACTATACCCAAGAAGCAGGTTATGACTTGCACTCCCTATTTGTGGGCGAGGCTAACAGCGTAGATGGTATCACTTCAGCCAAGCTATACGGCTTAGATTTAAGTGACGCTGGAAGTCTCGCTTTCCCACTAGATACGGAAGCTAACAAGAGTCCTTTTCTTGAGCGGCAAGGTATTGATCTTGATGAAATGGATTCGCTGGATGGCTACAAAGTCATCAAGAAAATACTTCCCCAAGTAGACACTCAGAACCCTAATAAGCAGTTTGTGTTTACTTTTGGGTCTTCTGACTTACTGGGAGATACCACAGTGTATCAACCCAGCATTACCTTTAATGGGGCTGCTGAGTACAAGATAGATACACGAGTAGCAGGCAGGTACTTAAGCTACAAAATGACAGTTACTGATGACAAAGATTTTTCTTTCATCGGCTTTGATATAGATGTACGAACTACTGGCAGGAGGTAATCATGCCAAGTCTGCCTATCTTAGGATACAAGAGACACCCCCGCCCTGTAATTGGAATAGGGGGCGGTGAATTTACTGAAAACTATAAAATGGGTGCTTACCTAGATAGTGAGCTACAGCGATTAGAGAACTCCTTAGATACTAACGGCCAGCAGACTGAGGTGTTAGACGGAGGTATAACTGAAGTAAAGCAAACCTTGGTATCAATAGAGAGTACTACGGATGCCAACACTGCGGCAATAACCTCAGAAGCTACCACCCGTTCTTCGGCTGATACTGCTCTAGCTTCCCTAGTAACCACTCTGACAGCCACGGTCACCACTGGTGACTCTACCAATGCGGCTGCGATTACTTCAGAAGCTACTGCAAGAGCAGATGCGGATA